AACGGGTAGCCGGAACTGGATCGCGTTTGTATATCATAGGCTCGTTTGACCGCTTCTTTCCCGGCTATCTACGCAAAGAATACACGCGGGATCGCAGGGATGGTCACGGGCAATATCTGCCCTGCATCATCCACGGTTTGCGTGTGGTCCAAGGCAAGAGCCTGGAGTTTCAGTGCGTCCTGACCGATTACGGCGCGGGTGCCGGGTTCCTTGCTCCGATTGAGGCGTTCTGCTGGAAGATTCCCGACAAGCCTCGCTCGCCAACGGAAGCTGTAGACTACACCTACGTTCAGCCCTGGGACTGTTTTTCGTCCGACTTCGGCGTCCATGCCTTTGAGTTCCACAGACGCATGAAGGCGCAAATCCTCCCCGACAGACGAGGAGCGCGCTATAGGTTCTCGATAGACTTTACGGGTTCATCGCTGGCTGATCTAAGCGAGCAGCACAAACACTTGCACGTCATGGAAATGGACGACGGGACCATTGGCGCTTTCCCGAACAATCGTGTATTGTGGATAGAGCCTGCGATGTGGGACAAGCCCTTTGAAGGCCGTCCTGATTTCGAGGCTCTGTCAGGTGAATGGATGGCTGAGTGAACGAGAAGTGGAAGCTGCAAATAGGCGTTCACGGTCCTAGCTGGCTAGCAGATGCTATTCGGCTGGGGCTAGTCGAGCCTGTAAGGGACGAAGGTCCGAACCGCTGGGCGCAACACGGACTACGCATTGTCAAAACCGGCGTTGTCGTTCCGCTGGGAACCGACTTGTATCGCGACGCGCTTCCGTTGTGATTGCGGCGAGCCGTTTTCTAGGCTATGGTTTCCTCAACTCACTGGAGAAAAGCGCCATGATGCAGAAACAAGGCAAGATGGGCGGGGCGATGAAAAACGCTTCCGCTGGTCGTATCAAATCGATCCAGCCGCCTGCCAATCCCCTGAAGACCTACGGTCAAATGCAACCGGGTGATCGCAAGGGTAAGTAAATGCCCGGAGGTCGTCCCTCCCTCTTCAAGCCAGAAGTGGCTAACGAGATTTGTCAGCGGCTGTCGAAAGGCGAGCCGCTTTCAGTCATTTGTGAAGACGATCACATTCCGACGTTTCAGACGGTCTATAACTGGGAGAAGGCTCACCCCGAGTTTTTAGAGGCTTCCACGCGAGCCAGACAGATCGGGACGCACTTTCTGGCCTATGATAGCCTCCGCATTGCGGATGATCCGACCATCGATCCGGCCAACAAGCGCATCATGGTTGACACGCGCCTTCGCCTGATCGGCAAGTGGAACTCCAAGCAATACGGCGAGAAGGTCCAGCAGGAGGTCAGCGGACCCGAGGGCGGTCCCCTTGTGGTGATTAGCGGCGTGCCGCGTGCCGAGGGTTGATCTTGGTTACAGGCCTAGGGATCAGCTCATTCCCTTCCACATGCGAAAGACGCGCTGGGCTGCGCTTGTGGCGCACCGTCGTGCGTTGTGGTAAAACCAAGAATGCCTAAGAATTTTCTGACGCCGATCAAAAGCCGCCTAATGGCGAAGGTTGAGTTTGAGCCGAACTCCGGTTGCTGGCTTTGGTCTGGCGGCATCAACGAGCGTGGATACGGGATTATTGGCTTGGGAACGCGAGAAATGGGCGTTGCCAAGGCGCATCGCGTTAGCTGGGAACAGCATAACGGGCCGCTTCCGGATGGCGCAAATGTTCTGCACAAGTGCGACACTCCAGCGTGCGTAAACCCTGACCATTTGTTTTTAGGGACGTTGGCCGATAATGCCCGCGATATGGTCCGCAAGGGGCGGAACAAAATGCCAGACAATCGCGGCGAGCGGGCGTCTTGGTCAAAGCTTACCGAGGCGGATGTTAGGCACATAAAGCGGCGCGTTATGTCGGCTCGCGCTTACGCAAAGCGGTATGGCGTTTCGTGCGGCAACATCAGCAATATCTGGCTCGGCAAGTCGTGGAAGTCGGTTGAATGCCAACCATAAGCCTCGGCTATCAACCCAGGGCGCAGTTCGTGCCCTTTCATATGAGGGAAAAGCGGTGGGCGGCTCTCGTTGCCCACCGGCGCTAGTGCTGGCAAGACTGTCGCCACGATTGCTGACCTGATCGACAATGTGCTGCGCTGTCCTCTTCCTGACGCGAGGGGGGCTTATGTTGCCCCGACGTATGTGCAGGCCAAGGACGTGGCATGGGGCTATGCCAAGCGGTTCTCTGCGAACATTCCCGGTGTCAGCTTCAATGAGAGCGAGCTACGGATAGACTATCCGAACGGCGCGCGGATCAGGCTTTATGGCGCGGACAATGCGGACCGGATGCGCGGTCTGTATTTCGATCACATGGTTCTGGACGAATATGCGGACATGAACCCTGCGGCCTGGAATGAGGTTTTGCGCCCTGCCCTTGCTGACCGTAAGGGGTCGGCTGTCTTTATCGGAACTCCGAAGGGCCGGAATGCCTTCTATGAGATATGCGAACACGCCAAGGAGGCCGAGGACTGGTATTACGTTCGCCTGAAGGCCAGCGAGACGGGTATCGTTGATGCCGAGGAGCTAGCCGACGCGAAGGCTTCGATGACGCCAGAGCAATACGCGACCGAGTTCGAATGCTCGTTCGATAGCGCGGTTGTCGGGGCCTACTATGGCGCGGAGATTGAGCAGGCTTATGACGAAAAGCGGATCGGCAAGGTTCCGCATGATCCTGCGCTTCCGGTAACGACCTATTGGGATTTGGGTCTGGACGACGCCACGGCGGTTCTGTTTGTGCAGACGCTAGGCAAGGAAGTTCGGATCATCGAAGCCGAGGAATGGAATCAAACGGCACTGACCCAAGTCGCCGCTGACGTTCTCGCCAAGCCCTATATCTACGCTGATCACGTCTTTCCGCATGACGTAAGGGTTCGGGAGATGACGACAGGCCGGTCGCGGGAGGAAGTGCTTAAGCGGTTGCTGGGCAAGCTGTCGGTCGCTCCGATGCTGTCGGTTGATGACGGAATCAACGCCCTTCGCACGATGTTTACTCGCATATGGATTGATGAGGCAAAATCGTCTAAGTTCCTTGAGGCTGCGAAGAACTATCGCAAGAAGTGGGACGACAAGCGCAAGGTTTTTGAAAACCGCCCTTGGCACGACTGGTCATCGCACATGGCCGATGCGGGCCGGATGCTAGCCGTGAGTTACAGAGAGAGGATCGACCGTGGACAGTCAGACCGATATGGAAAGCGTAAGCCCGTTAAAAGAAGCGCTTGGGCGGCGTGACTGGATTATTGTGGGCGGCGGCGGCGCGGGAGGCTCGGCTTATGCCAGCGGACGCGGCGCGGTGGCCAAGGGCGGTAGTGGTGGCGCAGGTCCGAACGGAAAGCCCGGCAAGCGGGGCAAGGTCGCATATGGAGACAAGAAGTGGTGGGAGTTTTGGAAGTGACCGAACCTAAGCGCCTGATTACCCCGCAAGAGCATTTGTCCCTGCGGCGCTCTATGGGTCCGCAGGCGTGGCTTGAGGCTCAGCGGCAAGCTGTCGAGATGTCTGCTGCTGCGCTTTCATCCGGGGATCGTCAATGGTGTGTTGCCGTGATTGACGGCGTAGCATTGGTGGAGATGCAAAATGCAGCCTAAGCGCCGTGCCGCCGATTTGTTGCTGACGCGCGCCCTGCTGTCTCGTTTTTCCCCCGACAAACCATTGTGGCTTTCGCCGAGCCAATACAACGCCTTGGTGAAGGTTGGCGGAGTCGAAGACATGTTAGACCGCATTCGCGTAACGGAGATGCTTCCTCATGTCTGATCAGCCTAAGCGTCGTGGCCGCCCGCCGAAGATCAAGGTGGATTCGCCCATTCGCCCCGTGTCGGATAAACATGTCCACGTCTCGGCGGATTATGAGGACGATCCGGTCATCATCCCGAATGATCCGCCGCTTGTCATCAAAGTGGAGGACGTAGAGGCCGAGATTGCGTCTGCTTTTGAGGACAAGGCGACGGCTGAAGAGTTTCGTCCCGTTCCCGCCCTGACTGAAGTCCAGAAAGTAGCATGGCTTGCTGACCTTGTGTCGGCTTACCAGTCACAGGACGAGATCAAGCGCTCTGATCCGTTTGGTCGCCTCTGGACCCTGCGCTATGAGATCGTGAAGGGTCATACGCATATGCTGGTTCATGCCAAGCGTGGAATCGTGGAGGCCAGCCGCCTGATCCTTACGTCGCAGTTCACCAAGGAACGCGCCATTGAGGCGATTGAAGCCGTGGATCGGGAGGCGGTTTGATGGCGCGCAAGTTCAAGATTGTTGAAGCCGTTACCGAAGACGGCTGGACCGATTGGGTCTTTCCGACGCCCCGCAAGCCGTATCACATGAAGTGCTGCGGTTGCGGCCTTGTGCATGATCTTGAGTTTCAAGCCGCCAAGGTAAAGCGCACGCGCAACGGCTGGACAACCATTCTCGACATTCTTGACTGGCAATCCTACGGCGTGATCTTCCGCGCTCGCAGGAATGAGCGCCTGAGCGACAAGAAGGATGCCGCATAATGGACACCAAGCCTGACGGCCCTCGCTTCGATACGCCCGATGATGAGCTTCTGTCCAAGACAGATCATTGGGACAAGCTGCTAGACGGACACTGGTCAACGTGGCGGACGGAATCTCGCGTCTGCTATGACTTTGTGGCCGGTCGTCAGTGGTCGGTCGATGAGAAAGCGCAATTTGAGGAAGACGGACGCATCATGGCGACCGTCAACCGCATCGAGACCACGATTGACGCGGTGACGGGCGCGGAGATCATGGGCAGGCAGGAAGTTACGTATCTGCCTCGCACGGTGGATGACACCGGAGCGACCGATGTTCTGTCCCAGGGCGCGCAATACGTCCGCCAATCCTGCGATGCGGAGGACGAGGAAAGCGACGCCTTCCGCGATTGCCTGATCTGCGGAGTTGGCTGGACCGAAAGCCGCCCGGACTATTCCGAAGAACTAGACGGCAAGATCGTCATTGACCGCGTTGACCCAATGGAAATGACGGTTGACCCGTCGTCTCGCAAGTCGAACTTCGCCGACAAGCGTTATCTGCGCCGTGAGATCAAGATGAGCCGGGAGGAGGCAGAGCACGCCTTCCCGAACATTGAGGATTTTGATGGCGTGGATGGTGCCGATGCTCGCCAACCGACCATCGTTGACCCGCAAGTCCGCTACAAGAACGGCGAGGTTGAGGAGGCGGAAGACGAGGTTATCGTCAGGGAATACCAATGGTTCGATGAGGAGCCGATCCTTCGCGCCTCCATTGAAGGCCAGACGATTGAGGTTCCTGAAGAGGCTTATGAGGAACTGATTCAGCTTGGCGTGACCGTCGTTCGTCAGAAGCGCCGCATCTATTACCGCGCCTTCAAGGCTGGCGGGCGCATGTATGACGTCGAAAAGCTGGAATGCGAGGACTTCACCTACAAGGCTATCACCGGCAAGCGGGATAGGAACAAGAATACCTGGTATGGTCTGGTCCGTCCGATGATGGACCCGCAACGTTTCGCCAATACGGCTTACTCTGCGGCTATCAATCATTATCGTGACACGTCCAAGGGCGGAATCATGATGGAGGCGGGCGCGGTCGAGGACGTGCGTTCGTTTGAGGATTCATGGGCGCAAGCCGATAAGGTCACATGGGTTGAGGACGGGACGCTTTCTGGTCCGAACGGCCCTCGCTTCACCGCCAAGCCAACTAGCAATGTCCCGCCTGCCCTGCCGCTCATTCTGGAAACGGCAATCAATGGCATTCAGGACGCCACGGGGATCAACAAGGAAATCCTTGGCATGGCGGATCGTCAGCAAGCGGGGGTGCTGGAGCATCAACGCAAGCAGGCGGCTTACGGGATTCTGTCGTCCTTCTTCAACTCGGTCCGCCGCTATCGCAAGATGCAAGGGCGGCTGCTTCTGAAGCTCATGAAGCTTTATCTTCCCGAAGGCACGCTGGTTCGCATCGTTGGGGATGACGGAGAAGCGAGATACGTCCCGATGGCCTATAACGATGACGTCATGAAATACGACGTGATCGTGGACGAAAGCCCGTCGTCTCCAAACCAGAAGGAACGCACGTTCGCTATCCTCACTCAGTTCCAGGGGCTGCTTAAGGATGCATCGCCTGAAATGCTGGCTGAGTTGGTTCGTTACTCGCCCTTGCCTGCCAATGTCGCGGAGAAAATCGCTGGGATGCTGGTTGCCCCGCCTGATCCGGCGCAGCAGCAGATCGCTCAGCAAGCCATGCAGCTTGAACAGGCTGGCGCGGTGGCGGAAGTCGAAAAGACCACGGCAGAGGCCCAGCGCGCGCGGGCCGATGCACAAAAGACCGAGATGGAGGCCGCGCGAGACTTGACCGAAACCATGTTCAATCAGGCGGCGCAACAGGCGCTCGTCAATACCGGAGCCGTGAATGTCTGACGTGCAAATCGAGACTGCCGAAAGCGACGACGCTGCGTTTGAAGCCGAACGCGAAGCCGCCCGCATTGAGCAATCCGCGCCTATCGAGGATGAAGCCGAACAGGTCGAGGAGCCAAGCCAATCTGACCCAGAGCGCGAACGGCTGGAGAAACTTGCCCGCGACAAGGACGGCATGGCGAGAGCGGAACGACAGAAGCGTCGGGATGCTGAAGCCCGCGCTGCGGCTTTGGAAGCCCGTCTGGCGGCGCTTGAAAGCAAGAACACGCCTTCGGATGACATCGACTTTGCGTCGCTTCCTGCCGTGGATCAAGATCCGCTAGCCAATATCGAGGCAATGCGGAAACTGGCCGAGCGCATGGCCAAACAGCAGCAAGAGGGCCAGCAGCAGACGGAGCAGCAGCGCCAGTTCCAGACGCTGAATACGCAACTTCAGTCCTATGAAGCCGATTTCCGCACGGACAACCCGGACTATGACGCCGCCGCCGCTCACTTCCGCCAGTCTCGCCAGCAGGAACTGGAGGAAATGGGTTATTCCGGCGATGAACTCATGGCCACACTGACGAATGACCTCGTTGGACTTGCCCTTCGCACCATGAAGGCGGGCAAAGACCCGGCAGAGGTGGTGTATAATCTTGCAAAGAAGCGGGGTTTCGGGGGCGAAACTTCCAAGGAACAGCCAAAGCCGGTTGACAACAAACCCAATCCCCTGCAAGCTGTCGAGCGAGGCCAGAAAGCTGCGAAGTCGCTTTCGGCTGTCGGTTCCAAGTCAGGTGACGGGGAGCTGTCGGTTGAAGCGGTGATGAAGCTGGAAGGCGCGGCCTTTGATCAGGCGAGAGAGAAGCTCAAGCGTCAAGCGATGGGCGGATCGGCTGGCTGGAGGCACTAACGCCTGATCCCCGGCAAGGATCGGACCCACGGCGGGTTTGAAGCCGTTCGGAGGCTCCCACGGGACGGGATGCGTAACAGCATTTCCCCTTATCCTATGGAGAGCCCCGAATGGCCCTTACTTCCTATGGCGTTAATGCGCCCGAAGTCGTCAAGCTGTGGTCGAAAACCCTCGCCCGCGAAGCTCTGAAGGCGACTCAAATCCAGTATTTCATCGGCGAAAGCGCAAGCTCGCTGGTGCAAGAAAAGACCGACTTCAAGAAGTCTGCCGGTGACCGCCTGACCATGACGCTGCGTATGCAGCTGACCGGCGATGGTGTCCTCGGTGATGGCACGCTTGAAGGCAACGAAGAGCGTCTGACTACCTACACCGACAACCTGCTGATCGATCAGCTTCGCCACGCCGTTCGCTCGGCTGGCAAGATGACCGAGCAGCGCATTCCCTGGTCGATCCGCGAGGAAGCCAAGGATGGTCTGGTTGATTGGTGGGCTGGCCGCATGGACACCGCCTTCTTTAATCAACTGTGCGGTTACACGCCGGAAACGCGGCTTGCGTTCACCGGCAGCAACGCCGTTCTGGCTCCGACCAATGTCGTCCGTCCGAATGCGCGTGCCAACGATGAATCGCTGACCACGGGCGATGAGTTCACCCTGCAACTGATCGATACGGCTGTTGCCCGCGCCAAGCTGGCCACGCCGGTCCTGCGTCCGCTCAAGATCGGCGGCAAGGACAAGTATGTGATGTTCCTGCACACCAATCAGGTGACGCAGCTTCGCACGAACACGGCT